ATCAGGTTCATCAGGCGTCGAAACGACACGTTCGACAGGCGGATTTTCCTCGATAAAAGTCTCGTTCAGAAGAGGCAGAGCCGCGAAGTCCTGGGAGAGGTGCCAAGTGTCGAGTGACTGCGCGTAGTTCGACCGGAAACGACCGGTAATTCGAGACGGCTTATAGCGGTACTCCGCGAACCGCTCCTGATAGCCGAACACATCATCGTCGGCGGCAGTAGCCTGAGCGAAGATCTCCTTGTTCAGAATAGCCTGTTCGCCGAGGTGGGCGAGAGCGGGCCAATAGAAGTCCCAGCGCGTACGACGCGACCACATGCGATCAAGGCCTTGCTGGTAGGTGAGGTCAGCTCGAGCGGAGACGAAGCCGAGGACAAGAGAATGTTCCGTGAACGACTTAATGAAGCCGTGACCATGGGCACCGACTGTTCCCACTGCAGCGAGATTGCCCTGCGGGCTAGTGGCGTCGGTGGCGGACGTCTGAGCAACAGGGTTGACATTAACAGGCGAGGACCCGCCGCCCAGATACTCAGGGCGCTGAAGACGAGCGTCAGGAGACGTGACGCCGAAGTGAGCCTTGAGGATTTCAACATAGCGAGTGCCTCCGCGAGCGTCTCGCTCGTAAAGGCGCTGAATCTGGAACGCCTCACGAAGCTGGTTGATGGTCGCCGCAGTGGCGTCGGAAAGATCCGCGTAGAGGTTGGAGGGATACATGGTACCCGAGGACGCGCCAGGCGCGCCGCTGATGGTCGTATTCATCGACGTAGCAGCGGTACCGAGGAAGCGATCATTGGCGGTAGTACCGCCAGTGGTGAGGCGCCAGGTCAAAGGAGCCTGGGCGCCGAGAGCTTGCTGAGAAGCTGAGGTAAGGACAGGAGCGGCTTGGCCAAGAGGAAGATCAACAGCAGGCCCCTTTTGGGGCCAGGGGAGAGCGCTGGTGAAATAATCGTGCCGCTTGCCGCGTTTCAGCAGGACGTAATCAGCAGGAGCATCAGGGCCGTCGTCGCGATCGACAACAACGCTATCTTGCAGGTTCTGATCACGAAACCATTCGTTCCAGATAAGATTGTAGGCCCGATGCCAGAGAGAAGAATGAGTAAGGCCAGCCACCTGTGTGGGGATTCCGAAGTAGTCAGAAAGAGTGCCATTAAGATACCCGCCGACGGGGGCAACCATCTGAGGCACGAGAAAATCCGTGCTGTCGCCGGGATCGATCTGTTCACCGTTGAACCTCTGCCAGTTGTCCCACACAAGGCGCATGGGAACAGAGAAGAAGAAGGAATCCACGAACATATTGTCCATGAAAGGATGAAGTGGCGTGGCCAGACGGGCGAACGCCGTCATAGAGAGATTCATAGTGTCGCCGGGCAAAGCCTCGTCGACAAAGACAGGGATAAGATAACCACTGTCAAAGGTGGTCTTGTAGCCATGGCTACGGTCGAAAGTAGACCGAGGGATTTCAGCTTTCGGCACTTCCGAAAAGCTGTGTTTCATAACTGAACGCATATTTTGTTCTCCTTTCCGTAAAAAAGAGGCGACGCTCTCGCGCCGCCTGAGTTGGCCAATCAGCTAGGACTGATCGGCAATCAATTCCTCGATATCGATCTGAGGATTGGAAAGGAGTTTGGCGTAACGCGCACGTTCCGCCTGGGCAGCCTGGAAAGCGACCAGCCCGTTGATGATTGTACGAGCCGGATAGATAGGCTCGATTCGGCCGATCTCAAGATCAATGTCGCCGATGGCAACCAGATCATAGTCGGCCGGATATTTCGACACATCCGTGTCGGATTGAGTGACGATGCTGTTGAATTGCCGAATGGCATCCGCTTCGCTCCGCATCGTGAAGAGAGGAAGATAGTACGCCGCCTTGCGGTCGTAGATAGAAAAGATGAGTCCCGTTTGCATGATTAGCTCCTAGATAAGCGGTCAAGCCGCGTTTGTTGGATATGCTCGCGAACTTCAAGACGTTCGGAAGTATTATCATCTGAATGCTTTTTCGCATTTCTTATTCTTTTGCCGGTCCGAAGTTCGGACTCGGTGAGTTTAAGGGATCCGACGAATACTGGAACATTATTTTCGTCGTATTCCCAATGATAGCTATCAGGGTCTTTGACTAGGCTATCGTAATACTTGGGTGTTTTCACCTTCTTACCGTTGATAACGCAGAAATCGTTAGGATAGACGTCGGATTTCCATTTTGAGAGCCAGGGTTTGCCGATGCCAGGGCGTCGGGACTGAGTACAATATTCCGGCTCTCTATCGCCGTACTCTGATTTGCGTTGACCTGTCAATTTTTTCATGACGTAGCGGCCACAGTAAGCCGCTGATTCGAAGGTGACGGAGCCTATATAGCAGTCTCCGTGGGACCAAGTGTCGTCTAGAAATGACGACGTATAGAGGCGATCCCCGTTCTCAGTGACCTTAAGAAGAACTTTATCATCGAAATCGATGTTGAAAAGGATCGCGTGATAGTGCGGACGATGAGTGGTTTCACCATACTCGCCGCAGTGAAAGAAGCGGACCTGACGGCCAGAGAGCCGTTTTTTGAGCCGCTTCATGAAGAGCTGCCAGTGACGCAGCTCGAGGGAATGGTGGGCAGGAAGTTCCTCGTCCCGGTAGGTGAGAGTAAGGAACACATTGTCGCGGTACAGGGACGATTCGTGAAGAATCCGCATCGCCCATTGTCTGGAATATTCGAGCCGACATCCGATACACTGCCCACAGGGGATGGTTATAGGGAGGTCAGAATAACCGTGCCTTTTCGTAAAGGCAATCTGACCTCCCGGAGCCCGATAACCTTGGATCGGGTGAAAGCAGGGCATATCACATCCGAATTCCGCCGCGCATAGGATTGGCGCGGTTGCGGGGATGAAAGCCTGCTGTTTTAGAGAAGAGCTTTTTGCTCTTTTTGCGTGGCATTTTTGAGCGTCGGGCCATAAGGCACCTCCTTTGTTTAGACTGACTGGTGTCAGTCAGACCAGTTAAGAACAAGGGGGATTACTGGTCTCCCTTGGCGGGTTTGGTTTTTGGCGACGGATCCCCGTCGCCATCTTCCCGCAGCACCTTCACTATTGTGGGTTCCGGCGCGGCGGGAAGAGGGGGAGCGAGACCCATGTCTCGCATATCACCGACATTGTCGGGATTAGTTGCGAAGTCGATAAACTTCGCGGGATCGTTGTTAAAACGATCGCGGATTTTGGCGGGAAGAGACATGAACATCTCTTCCGCAGCCTGGACCCTCTCGAGTCCAGTTTTGTAGTCGGGGACACCGGAGAAGTCCCCGTATTCCCCTGCATAGGTGTTGACGTGCGTGAGAAGGCCCGTCTTTTGATATTTCGCCATGATCCGGTTTATATCCGTCTCGGCGTGAAGATTTTGTTGCACACGGGTAGTCTCTCCGATGTGCTGGCGAACCGCGGAGCGGTCGCCGTATTTTTTGATAGTGGGCTTCGCCATATTAGTAGCTCCTTAATGATAGCCGGCGCGGCGTCTAATGGCATCGAGATTCCGGATGCCGTAGGCACGTAGTTTTTCTTCGTCTAGTACTCGCTCCCTTGCAGTGGCTGAGAGGCGCTCGTGTTCACGACGAAGGTTTCCCTCGTGGTGGGAACGTTGGGCATCCCGGAAGGATTGCCAGAAGGGCTTTTCGCCGCGGTAATATTTCCCGGCTTCGGAGCCTTTGGTGTATTTGCTGAGTTCCTCAGCGAGACGATACCCAGTGGGTATCTTAGGAGAATCGGAGCCGGCATCGAGGACGTCCTGAATGACGTCATTAGAACCGCCTCCGGATAAGATCTTGTTGGCACCGCCAACAAGTTGATCAACGATACCACCGCCAGTTTTATAGGCCTCGGTGAAGACACCTTTCTGGGCGTTGGAAATGTTCTGGCCCTCAATCTGAGCGGCCAGAAGATCGTTGGTAAGACGCATATTGTCTACTTGAGCGTCTTGAACTCTGAAGTTGTAAAGTTTGTCAGCCATGGAGCCGGCAGAGTTCGCCAGAGGCGCCATGGCATTGACGATATTAGGCTGGGCGCCCCCTGGAGAAGAGGCGCCACCAAGCTTGGCTGATAAGATGGGATTGAGACCCGCCGCCTTCAGGTCGGCAACCTCGCGAACGTGAGCGGTATTAGACATGCGTTCCTGGAACGCCATTTGCTCACGCGCGGAAGCGATTTGGGTCTCGTTTTGTTTATTGGCACCCATCATGCCAAGGAAGCCACTCCCGAGAGTGGCAGCGGCGAGAAAAGGAAAAACCATTTCTCACCTCAGAAGTGATCGATAAGGCCAGGAACCGAATAGACCGGCATTGGCCGCGTATGCTTGTAACGGAAGTAGCTATCGAACAGGAAATCAGGTTCATCAGGCGTCGAAACGACACGTTCGACAGGCGGATTTTCCTCGATAAAAGTCTCGTTCAGAAGAGGCAGAGCCGCGAAGTCCTGGGAGAGGTGCCAAGTGTCGAGTGACTGC